GCCGATGAGCCTCTCGTCCGACCTGATCTTATACGACCGATTGCCAATCATCCGGCTTCCCACCGTCTGAACTCCCGCCGGTTCATTGTCCGTTTTGCCCATCACCCAATGATCCTTCCTACTAAGTCCATTTTTGTCAACCACCCTGTGTGTCGGCGAGCGGGCGCGCGACCCTGAGGGAGCGCCCCGCGAGGCCATATAACACTAATGTGTTATATGCCTCACTTCCGCAAATTACTTCCGCAAGTTAAGTCTTTGATTTTAAATGTTTTGAGAAAGTGACCGGAAGTGTTTGCGGAAGTAATTTGCGGAAGTGAGTATTTCATTTGTTTTCAGTGCCTTATTTGCGGAAGTAATTTTTTTCTGGTTAATTTGCGGAAGTGTCTTTTGGTTACTTCCGCAATTACCGGTCATATTTTTTACGCTTAAAGTCGGGCAGCCAATTGTCACCAAGCTTGTAACTCGTGACCTTTGTGTTCTTGTTATACTCTTCGGAAATGATACGGCGCGCATACCAGTCGTCTATGATTTCTTCCGCTTCCTTGTGTTCAATTTTAAAGAGTGTGTGCATGTTCTTCCTGAAGTCCCTGGACGTATTCTTTGCCATAGACCACCCACGACCGTCCTCAAAGTCATCTTGAAGGGCGTTCAAGATGTTGAAGCACAGGACGGCGTCCCTCTTCTTTCCGCCGACGTGGATGCGTCCAGTCTCCTGGGTATTGCCAAAATCAGTATGAGAACGAACCGGTTCATTATCTTTTTTTGTCGTTGCGTCGAACATTCGCGTGACAGTCAGGGACGTGTTTCCTGAGATCAGTGGCGTTAAGTGAATGCCAAAGTCCCACGTCCACCCGTCAGGCGCAGACTTGATCTTCTTGGCCATGATCTGGCCTTCCATTGCGCCCTCCTCACGAGCGATCAGGAAAGACCCGTCGGCGGCACCGTCAAATACCGTTGAGCCTCTCATATTTGCCCCCTGACGGCCCGTGTGATGCACGCCAAGGGTGCAGCAGCCGAACTTGGATTTGATGCGGTCGCACGCCCGGATAAAGAGCGTCATGTCCTTCTGCAGGTTCTCGTCTGCGCCAGGCAGGACACGAGATACAGTGTCGATGACGATAAGGACCGGCACCTCTCCTTCCATGCCTTGGATAGCCTTGTCGATTGTGCGTATGAGCTTGTCGATGTCCTCCTCATTCATGAAGTTCATGCTCTCATCAAGCAGGCGAAAAGGAAGAGGGGGAGCGCCAAGACCGTTGTTTTCCGACCACGCCTTGATGCGGAATTTCATGTCAGTGACGCCTTCAGAACTGATGTATAGGACCGGCCCAGACCGCTCTATAGGCTTCTCCCACCAGTCAGGAAGGCCGGCAGCAATGGAGAGCGCCATATCCAGCACGATAAAAGTTTTGCAGCATCCGGGAGCTCCGTAGACGAAGCAAAGGCCATTCTCGATTAAGAGATCCTTGATCAAGTAACGCGGATCAGGGAGGTCATATATCTCCTGGATGGTCAGCGTCCTGAAGACGCTGGGGTCTCTCATCAGTGTGGATATTTGCTCAGGCTTGAGATTAAACTCTTCCTCGTCAGGATTAACGCTGTCTGTTGCGTCGTGTCTGTGCTCAAGCCTTTCATGCTTTGGGGGAGGGCCAGCCTCCGCGTATTGCTTTATCTTTGTGTCCCACTTGCGCAGGGCGTCGTGCATCTTCTCCGTGAAGAGCGTAAGGCCGCGGCCCTCGCGCTCAAGCAAGTCATGCTTTTGCGCAATGGGGTCATCAATGCGCGTCTTAACCAAAGACACATATTGCTTGAACAGATCGATGGCTATGCGCTGTATGCGGTCTGGGTCGGGGAATGTTGGGTCTTTGCGCCGCTCGTCCAGCATGCGGCCAAAGATCATCTTGGCCATCTGGCTTTCGCGCCCGTCGGTTATCATACCGAACTCGTTCTTTTGGACGCCCGTCATGCCGTGACCAGGAACCGGCGGCAATATTTCATAGGTTCTTGGATTGACGGCCTCGTGAGGCATGTTGCCGCCGTTCTCTAATACGAGGCGCTCGACCTCCTCGCACAGCCACGTCGTGGCGACCGCGACCTCTATGTTCCACGGCTCAAAGCCTTCGTCCCATATGTAATTATTGCCGGTCTCGTGCAGTGACGGCGCAGACACCACAAATCCGCCGCGGCCTCTAATGTCGATGCCTTGAGGCGTCTTTATTGTGGGCGGCACCCATCCAGGGGGAGCTCTGAAAAAGTAATGCTTGCCGCCACCGCCAGTCGTCGCCCGTGGCGTGTCAGGGAGTATGCCGCCTGCGTGATCGTCGTAAATGCCTTGCCACCACACCGCAGGGAACGTGTTCTTGTGCAAGTCGAGATCAATGACGAATAAAGACTGCGAGCACTCGCCAGTGACGATGCCCATATTAATGCGCTTACAGTAAAGACCGTCAGCGCCATACCACTTGTTGAATAATTCGTCTGACGTAAGCTCACGCTCGTGCTCCGCCCACTTTACAATAGGCTGCTTGCAGCTCTTGCCTGGCTTTGCCTCTGACGGCAGCATGACAGGAACAACCTGCCACCCAAGTGATCGATACATACGCGCCCACTGTGATGGTGACGCGTATTCTTGCTCAAAATCTTGACGCAATACATCAATGTCTGATAGCTTATCGCTCGACATAGCCATTTCCTTTTTGGTGATGTCTCTTCCAATGGTTAACTTTTTAGGCCCGGTTGCAGCCGGGTCTTTTTTTATTCTTTTTGATCTGTTCGTTTTGGCATTAATGGCTCCCCCTCGCCAATCCATCTGTATAGGCATGCATAGAAACAATGCGGCGGCGGCAATTCACTTTCGAACTCCCAACCAATTTCAACATACGCATCAACACGAGAGTGCGGAACGTAAGCATAATATTGCTCAGGAAGCTTGGTGTTCATTACAACGTCCCTTTCCTAAAATATCTAAATATGGATCACCAGTCGCTTTTGTGGGTCATATTTGAAGCATTTTGTATTACGAACGGCATTTTGCCGTATGTTAAATGAGACATAATTCTTGTTTATGCGGAATTTATAATATTTACCGCTCAGTAAAATATATTACTTTTACTGGTTAATTTCACATTTGTTATTCCCGACAGGGAAATATCATTCCTTCTCTCCCAAAGCGCGGTAATGCGCCTCCCAATCTGCCACATTATCTTCTATTACTTTACGAGCATCGGCCACTAATATTTCCCATCTGATATAATCAGGAACATCACTGTCGATGTCATTGTGTTCGACAATTCGCGCCACTAGCTGTTGCAACTCTGCAATACGCATATTCAACATTGCAATTTCAGCTTCCAGATACCATTCTCTGGTTCGTGCATCTGTCATTGCCACTAGTTCTCTTTGTGCGTCGGTTACTGGCGGTCCATTAAATAATCCCATCAACTTTCTCCAAATCTGATCTTTCCTCAAGATGATGCAAAATATCCTCACCCTCTCTCATCAAAAGGTCAGGTATCTCTGTCGCCATTGTCAGTTCATTGCGTCTTGCTTCCGGCGAGCTGCCGTATTTAAACAACTTTTCCATCCAATATTCTAACATCGCAATACGTCTCGACATTCGTTTACGGTTCCAAAGATAGGTATCACACTCGAATTTCATTTGATGTTCTAGTTCCTCAATCCGTTTTGCTTGCGCCTCTAATGCGTCGGAGGCTTCATTGCAAAAGCTCTCAGGCCAATCTGTATTGCAACAGCATTCGCTGGCTGACTTAGAGGCACAAGTGCAGTTTAACTTTTTGCCGCGCAATCGCTTCACAAGGTCTGAATAGTCAGTCACGTCAATCTCCATTACATTTGTGTTTGAGCACCATACAAAGCTAGTAACGCCGCCTCTGCCCTGCCGTGATCTTTCTTGCGGCGAAAATGTTCGCTCTTAGGCCACTGGCTAATAGCCAGCGCCCTTGCCGCCTCTTTATCCGCCGAAAGGCCAAAATGCCTCTTCCACTTACCGGGGGACACATCAACTCTTCTGATGCCTGCCGCTCCGATAACGCCTTTCGCGACGCCATATGCCATACCAAAATTGAAGACCGAACTAACGCCTTGCTTCGGCATCGCGTGGACGCTTTCGACAACTGCCATATCCGGCGCGTGATGCTTAATGAGCTCAAATAATGCCGTCGCATTTATTTCTTTTCCTATAATCGGCACGTCATACGCCGCAATAAGATGAATATCGTTTGTGTAGTAAAACGCTACGGCTCCTGACGCGCCAGGATCAACGCCCATTATGCATTTGTATGTCATTCTTTTTCCTTTGGCCTGATGGCGGTTTTTAACTCATTTGAAATATCATCAAGCATAGAAGCAAATTTAATTATATGCTCTTCATATTCGTCGCTGACGTATCCATCTGTGTCTTGGCGACAAGCGTCTATAAGAAGTTCGTGAATAGCTTTTTTTATGTCTACGTGGACGTGATAGCCGTCTTCTGCAAACTCAGATAAATAGATCGTTAATTTCTCAGGATGTTCTGATATTTCCCAAAACCCTACAGTAAGATCTTCCTCTAACGCTATCTGAAGAACGTCGCTTGATATTTCTCTGACGCGGTCTTCTGTTTTTCCAATTGACTTTTCTATATTATCCCTGGCTTTTTGGATTGTTTGTTCCATCATTGTTTCAAAATCATCAAAAGCATCTTCAATTTTTTTATCTATAGAAAAAAGATCCCAATGAGATAAATCGACCTTTCCTTCAAATGTAAGACCCTTATTTCCATCGCGCTTATTCATATCAATTTCCCCTTAGTGCATATTTGGACGCTCAAGCTGCCCTCCCGGATTTTTTTTGTCAAGTGGGTTGACGGGGCGGTTTTGTGTAGTCAGGGTGACACAAATCAAAATTGAGATTGGATATTATGAAAAACCCGTTTGAAATCCACGGCATACCACACCTATCCCCGTCAACATGCAACACATACGTCGGAAGCCCCGCCTCCTTTGTCCTTGAGAAATGCTTGAAGCAACGAGGCCAGGTAGGCTGCGCCGCATTCAGGGGGACCGCGGTAGAGGCCGGAATTGCTCACGGCTTAGAGACAGGAGCCTTAGACGATGAATGCATCCGCGTCGCAAATGAAAAGTTTTATGAGCTTTCTGCGATCTCCCAGGACCCGCAAAAAGAAAAAGAGCGTGCAGCTGTTGCAGATATGGTCCGCGTCGGCCTCAAAGAGCTTAGACCTTATGGGCCTCCGACTGGCGCGCAAGGAAAGATCGAGTATCGGTTTGAGGGTCTCCTCGTCCCATTCATTGGTTACTTTGATTTTGAATGGCAAAATCACAAAATTATCGTAGACCTTAAAACGACGCACGCCATACCATCTAAGATAAAGACAAATCACGCGCGACAAGTGGCGCTATACACTGCCGCAAAAGGTCACGACCTTGATCCGCGTTTGGCTTACGTAAGCACTAAAAAGAGCGCCGTTTATCGCTTGGAGAATGTTGAGGAGCACGTCGCGACGTTAGGCAGAATAGGGCTTGCAATTCAAAAATTTCTATCTATCAGTGACGATCCGATGGAACTTGCCGCGCTTGTTGTTCCTGATGTTGACAGCTTTTATTTTAATGATCCCTTTGCGCGACAGGCAGTCTTTGACATCTGGAAAATGTGAGAGCTTCGTCCATTAAGGACAAGAGCAAGCGGCGGGCTAGATCGTCGCATAATGGAGAATAGTTATGGCATTAGGCATTAATTACGAGAGCGCTGGCGGTGGTGATTTCCTTCCTATCGTTAAGTATGACGCCCGCGCCGGCAAGATGTTTCGCGTCGATCGCGTAAATGGCGAGAGCCAAAATACGGATATCTCAAGAACATTTAAGGCTGTCTTTGACCTGGAGAACCTTGAGACTGGTTGGATTGATTTTGAGAGCGGGGCTCCGCAGTTTGCAATGGCAGTCCTTGGGTCTGGCCCAAAGCCAGAGCAGCCAGGCGACACTTTCCGCGAAGGCGTCCGCTTCATTGTTAAGCTTGGCAAGGATTGCGGCGGAGACATTAGAGAGTTTGCGTCAACCGCTAAGGCGTTTATGCGCGGCCTTGATCAGCTGCATGACGAATACAAGTCTCAGTCTTCTGCCAATGCAGGCAAATTGCCAATTGTATCACTTGAGGATACAGTGGCTATCACTTCGGGTGAAGGGGCCCGTAAGTCGACGAACTACGCGCCAAAGTTCAAGATCACGGGTTGGGTTGCTCGTCCTGATGACCTTGTCCACAAGGAGCGTAGCTCGTCGGCTAAAGTATCAACAACGCCGCCATCAACTGGCTCTACTAAAGTTTCGGCTCCCGCGGGCGGGGATGATGACTTTGGTTGATAAGAAAGATTAGGTGGATTGTTTCCATCTAATAAAGGGGTGTGGTGTTACAATGCAAAGCCGCATCACACCCCGGCTTAATAGGGAATTGATATGCGATTTTTAATAACGATGAACATGCCATCTTACACAGATAACCTTGTTCACCAAATGCATGTCGAGCACAAATCATCAAACAGTCTTGAGGATTTTGTTCGCGCTCTTAACGAGAATGATTACGTAGTCGTTGAAGAGTTTTATAAAGATCGCTATTCAGCAAACTATATTAGTCGTGGCAATGTCGCGATTAATCATCGCTACGTGGGCAAGGTTAAAGTTTTTACCAATCAATATGTGTGAGAAATAGGAGATAGATATGCATCACAAGGAAGCATTACTCACTGCCGCAAAAATCGTTGACGACAGATCAAAGCAATACGGATCACCTGACGCATGCTTTGAAATCATTGCGCGCATTGCAACGGCGACAATGGGTGAGGAATACACGCCTTACGATATTGCAATGATCTTGCATTGCGTGAAGCTTGGTCGCATGCAGGAGAAGCGTGCGTATGAAGATAATTACGTTGACGCCATGAACTATTTAGCGTTTGCTGGTCAGTTTGCTGCGGGTCACGTCGCGTCAGAGATAGGCATGAAGGGCGTCGGTCTTCCGGGCAATACGCTTTCTTTTACGAAGAAAACAAAAAACGTCCCGGTAGACTTGGATGCTTTGTCCGATGAAATACTTGGCCCCGCCGAGTAATAACAATGGCCGCACACGTTGCGGCCTTTTTCACTGCAGGAGATAATATGTCTGACGATCCATACGCCGACGGCTACGCTGCCG